TCAACGATCTCGTCGCCGCTCATGAAAACGCCGATTCCGACGCGGTCGCTGCGGCGATCGCCGAAATCAAGTCGTCGACCGACGCTCTCCACGCGCTCGCTGCGCCGGCGCCGGAGACCGAGCCTTCGCCCGCTACGGCGGCCGCCTCCGCCTCCGCCTAAGCGGGAATCGCAAAGGCAGCGCCGCCCGGCAAGTCGCCGGGCGGAAACAGCAGGAGTTCACATGAATATTTTGGCGCTTCTCACCGCTCTCGCCTCGGGCCAGACCGGCTACCGCACCTATGCCGCCGCGCTTCTGCAGATCATCGCGGGCGTGATCGCCCAGACCGACTGGGTCTCGTTTATCGCCAATCCGAAGGCGGGCCTCGTGGCGATCGGCTCGGGCGTGGTGATGGCGGCGATGCGCTCCATCACCACGACGCCGCCGGGTCCGCTGGCGCCGGCCGCGGCCGCGCCGACGGACAAGAGCTAGCATGTCGCTCACGGCGCTCGTCGCCCTGGGCGTCGCTGGCCTTGTCGCGTTTGCGCTCGGCCGCGCCGTGCTCGACGCGATCAAAGCCGGCGGGCGCGACGCCGCGCGCGCCGATCGCGCCGAGGCCGACGCCGCGCGGGCAAAACGCCAGGGCGAAATCATGGCGGAGCAGAAGGATGAAAGCGATGTCGAGACTGATCTTCGCAACGGGCGCTTTTAGCCTGCTGCTCGCAGCCTGCAACAGCACGAGCGGCGGCTGTCCGCCGCTCGTGACCTATTCGGCAGTTCAGCAGCGCCGCGCCTCGGCGGAACTGCACGGGCTGCCGCGCGACTCGGAGATCGCGCAGATGATCGTCGATTACGGCAAAACGCGCACCGCGTGCCGGGCGCCATGATGGATCGCGATCGGCTTCTCTGCGGCCTGTGTGTCGTGTGGTTTTTCATCGGCGCGCTTTTAAAAGCGCTTTTCGAGCATTGAGCGGAGGGGCGGTTGACTGTGGGCGGCGGGATCGAATGGGGCTCGGCCCCGCAATGGATCAGCGGAATGGTCGCGCTCATCGCGTTTTTGATTTCGGTCCGCGCGATGTCCAGCAAAGCGAGCGACGACAAGATCGACAAGGTCGAGCAGGCTCTGCTCGCTAAAATCGGCGAGGTCAAATCCGCCGTCGACGGCCTCGACAAGCGGGAGCGTGAAGAAGGCGCCCGCATTTTCGAGCGTCTGGACTCATCCGAGACCCGCGTGGCGAAGCTCGAAGTGGAGATTGAGCACATGCCGACGAAAGACGCGCTGCACGACCTGGACGTTAAAATCACAAAGCAGAGCGCGATGCTGGAATCCATGCTGGCGATCGTCGATCGGCTCCAAGAGCATATTTTGTCGCGGGAGGGAATGTGATGAGTTTGACCGCGCGGATGGAAGCGGATGCGCGCCTTGTCATTCTGAAAACGCTCGCGGCCCGCAGAGACGAGGGAGTCGCACCTGTCCTCAACAGCACGGTGTTCGAAGAGGAGCTGAAGCGCTTCGGCATTCGAATGCCGCGCGAATGGGTTTTCGCGCAGCTGGATTATCTCGCGATGATGGGCGCGGTGATTGTCGAGCCGCAGGGCTCCGTCCGCGTCGCGACACTCACGGAGCGCGGGCTCAATCATGTGGATCACACGCGGCTGATCGAAGGCGTCGGTCGGCCGTCGCTCGCCTCGGTCGGCGCCCGGCTGATCGCCGAATCCATGCGCGGAAGCGAATGATATGGCGCGCGACCAGGCGAAGTTGCGGGAGCTGCGCAAGGCCTATGTGACCGGCGGCCAATCCCTGCCGCTCGCAGCGTTGAGCGTTGGCGTGCCGGAGGGCACCGCGCGGCGCTGGAAGCGCGAAGCGGCCGAAAAGGGCGACGATTGGGACGCCGCGCGCGGCGCGCAGACGATCGCTGGCTCGGGGCGCGACGCGCTGCTGACGCAGGCGGTTGAGGGATTCGTCATTCAGTTTCAGGCGGCGATCGACCAGATCACCAACGATCCCGGCATTGAGGCGCTGCAGCGCGTCGAGATGATGAGCAAGCTCGCCGACGCCTTTGCGAAGACGGTCGCCTCGGCCGGTCGCATCAGCCCGAAAATCTCGGAGCTCGGCGTGGCGCTCGATGTGCTCAAGCGTTTCGGCGACTATGTCGCAAAGAACCACCCCGACGGCGCAGGCGTGATGATCGAGGCGCTGGAAGGATTCGGCGACAGCCTGTCGGAGGTCTACAAGTGAACGCCTTCGATCCGGAGCGTCCCTTCGGCATGGAGCCCGGCTCCAGGGATGTGATCGTCATCGACCCAGCCTGGCAGGAAGAGCTTTGGGGCGAGGACACGGGCGGCAAGAGCGCCGTTTCAAAATATCGGCTCATGCCGGCGGACGAGATCAAGACGCTCCCGGTGCGCGCTCTCGCCTCCTCTCACTGCTGGCTGTTCATGTGGACAATCCCGACGATGCTGGACGTCGCGATGGACATTCTGCGTCACGACTGGCGCTTCGCTTATGTGACGCGCTTGTCCTGGCGAAAAGTGAGCCGCAACGGAAAATCTCTTCTCGGACCCGGGCGCCTCGTGCGGCGCGAACACTCCCGCAAACCCGAGGAATTTTACGCGATCATCGAGGGATTCGCGCTTTCGGAACGCCGGGCGGACATTTTCGCGCGCCAGCATCGGCTCGGCTGGGAGTGCTTCGGCGATCAAACAGACAAATTTCCGGAGCCAGAGGCCGCATGAAGGTCACGCCATCAGCGTTTCGCGACCAAATCGCCGCCTTCACCGACGGGTTGCGCCGACGCATCGAGGCGGAGGTCGACGGCTTTCCGACCGATCCGCAGGCGCGCAAAGATCGTCTCGCCAAGGTCCGCGATCCCGTCCATGGCTTCCGGTTCTTCTGCGAGACCTATTTCCCGCATTACCTGACCAAGGCCCCCAACCGGCTGCATCTGCACCTCTTCGCGCGGCTGCCGCAGATCGTGGCGACGCCGGCGTCGGCGGGACATCGCGGCGCGCGCGAGCTGATCATCGCGCCGCGCGGCGCGGCGAAATCCACGCTCGTCTCGCAGCTCTTCTCGCTTTATTGCGCGCTCATAAAAAAGCGGCGCTACATCATCATCGGCATGGACGTCTATGAGCAGGCGGCCATCATGCTCGCGGCGATCAAGGTCGAGCTGGAGGAGAATCCGCGCCTCGCGCAAGATTTCCCGGAAGGCGTCGGCGGCGGGCGCGTCTGGCGCGAGGGCGAGATTATTCTGCGCAACAGCGTGAAGATCGAAGCCGTCGGCTCGCGTCAGAAGGTCCGTGGCCGGCGCCATGGCCCTTATCGCCCGGACCTGTTTCTGCTCGACGACATCGAGAACGACGAAAACGTCCGCAACCCGGATTACCGCGACAAACTGGAGGCCTGGGTGCTGAAGGCCGTGCTCAAATGCGGCGCGGCCGACGGCTCCATGGACCTCATCATCGTCGGCACGTTGCTGATGAATGACGCGGTGCTGGCGCGGCTCGCCAAGAAGCCCGGCTGGAAATCGGACAAGTTCGCTTCCATCATCCAGTGGCCGGACCGCATGGATCTGTGGGACGAATGGGAGGAGCTGCATCGCAACGAGAGCGAAGAGGCGTCCGACGCATTTTACGACGCGCATCGCGTGGAAATGGACGCCGGCGCGATCGTCAATTGGCCGGAAGAGCAGCCGCTGCTGATGCTCATGAAGGAACGCGCTGAATCGCCCAACGCGTTTAAATCCGAGCGCCAGAACGATCCGGTGAGCGAAAATGCGCCGTTCCAGAACTTTACCTATTGGGTGCAGAACAGTGTAAAACTCATCAAATTCGGCGCGCTCGATCCGTCGCTCGGCAAGCAGAACCGCCGCGCCGATCCGAGCGCCATCCTCATCGGCGGCTTCGATCGCGACACGGGCGTGCTCGATGTGCTGGAAGCCTCGATCCGCAAACGGCTGCCGGACGTGATCTGCGAAGACGTGATTGCGCTGCAGCGGATTCACCAGTGTCAGCTCTGGTTTATTGAAGCGGTGCAGTTCCAGGAGTTTCTGCGGACTGAAATCATGAAGCGCGCGGCGAAAGCCGGCGTGCCTTTGCCCGCGCATGGCGTGACGCCCTTCACCGACAAGCGGCTGCGCATCGAGCGGCTGCAGCCGCCGATCGCCGCCGGCCTCATTCGCTTTCACGTCTCGCAAACGACGCTGATCGACATGTTCGAGCAATGGCCGGACGGCGAGCATGACGACGGCCCCGACGCGCTCGAAATCCTGTGGTCAAACGCGCTCGCCTATGCGTCGACCCCGCTTGAGCCGGGCTCCATCCGCCGTCTGCCGTCGCGCGGCGAAACCTTCGGAGGATACAGGCTGTGAGCAAGCCGCCTAAAAAGAAGCAGGCGCCGCCGGCTCCGGCCGCCGGTCTCATCGCCAATCCGACGAATGACATCACGATCCCGCATTTCTCGAAAGTGTTGCGGCCGATCGACGAGACGCTCCTGCATCGCGGCGGCGGCAAGGGCATTGCCCTTTATCGCGAAGTCCTCAAAGACGGCCGGGCGTGGACGTCGTTGCAAAAGCGCAAGCGTAAGCTCGTCATGCGCGATTTCGAGATCAAGCCGGCGTCCGACGCCCGCATCGACAAGAAAGCAGCGCAGCTCTGCGAAGAGCAGCTGCGGCGGCTCGACGTGAACAGCCTGGTGCTGGGGCTGACCGATGCGACACTCATGGGATTTTCCGTCGGCGAGGCCGTCTGGGAGCGCGACGGCGGCGCGATTGTCGCTAAAAAAGTTCCCTGTCACGATCAGCGCCGCTTCGTGTTCGGAGCGGACGCCGAGCCGCGGCTTCTGACCTGGTCGAATATGGCGTGGGGCGAGGAACTACCGCCACGCAAATTCATCGTGCATCGGTTCGAGCGCCTCTCCTCCGATCCCTATGGCTGGGGGCTCGGGCGAATCCTGTTTTGGCACGTCTTGTTCAAGCGCGAGGGCGTCGCCTTCTGGATGAAGGCTTTGGAGCGATTCGCCACGCCGCTTCCGGTCGCGAAATATCCGATCGGCTCTCTCCCCGATCAGCAGCAAAATCTGCTCGACGCCATCGCCGGCGCACTGGTCGAGGGCGCGCTGGTCGTGCCCGCCGGCACGGATGTGAGCTTCGCGACTGCCGCGGTCTCGGGAACGCTCACGCATGAGAGCTGGTGCCGCTATTGGGACGAGCAGACCGCCGAAACCGTGGTTGGTCAAACGCTCTCGACCAATATCGGGAGCGTCGGCTCGAAAGCCGCGGCGGACAGCCACAAGGCCACGGAAGATGAGCTGATCGACGGCGACGGGGAGCTGCTCGGCAAGACACTGCAGGAGACGCTGCTCGACTGGATCGTCGGCTACAATCTGCCGGACGCGCAGCCGCCATTGATCTCCTGGCCGCGCCCGGCCAATGTCGCGGCCGAGGAAGAGTCTAAATCGGCGCGCGCGGATCGACGCACGCGCGATCTTGCGAACATCGCGGCACTGAAGCGCATGGGCTGGGCTCCCAAGGACGAGCAGGCGGCGATAGAGGAGATCATGGAGGCTGACATGGTCGCCGTGCCGCCGACGCAGGAGCCCGACATTTTGGTGCAGCCGGCCCCGACGAATATCGACGGCGCCTCCTTCGCCGATCGCCACGAAACCGAGCGGCAATTGGAGGCGCAGGCCGACGCGCTCGAAACAAAGGCGCAACCGATGATCGAGGAGTGGTTCGCGCAGATCGCGGCGACGATCGCCGAGCTGCTCGCCGCCGGCGGCTCGATCGAGGACTTGCCCGAAGCGCTCGAGCGTCTCTATCCCGACCTCGACGAAAAAGCGCTGGCGAAAGCCATTTGCGCCGCGCTCGGCGGCGTGCGGCGCCAGGCGCGCCGGGACGTCAAAGCGCTGACGAAGAGCGCGCCGTGACCGACGAAAAAATTCTCTCGACGCTCGAGGCGCTCTTTGGCGATACGCCTCCCGGTTCGCCGCCCGAGCCGCCACCCGGCGATCCCAATGCGCCGCCGGCCGACCCGAAGGCGCAGCCGCCCGAGGCGAGCGGAATCGGCAAGACCATCGCAACGGGCGCGGCAGTCACGGGCGCCGTCGTCGACGGCGGCGTCATCGCCAAGACCATCAAGGACGGCGTCGTCGCCGACATTTACGACGAACTTCGGAAATGGATCGCGAAAGGCGACACGCTCGAAACCTTCCAGAAGCGCGTCGAGGAGATCGCGAAGAACAAGGGCTGGCTGCAGGACGAGACCGAACTTCGGCGCGCCTGGCGCGCCAAGCTCATCTATGAAACGCACATGCGCGAGCATTATCAGGCGCAGCGCCACCGCGAACTGACGAATCCCAATGTGCTCGAACTCTTTCCCTATTGGGAATATGTCCACGGCGAATTGCGCGAGCCGCGCGTGCCGCGTCCCCTGCATCTCTCCTGGCACGGACTCATCATCCCCGCGAACAACGATTGGTGGAAAACGCATTTCGGGCCCAACGGCTGGGGCTGCACTTGCGGCGTGCGCCCCGTTTCCCGCCGGGAATTGAAGCGCATGGGCAAGGCGGCGCCGGACGAAGCGCCGAACAATGGCTCGCGCGTCGTCGTCGATAAATACACCGGCGAAAAACGCGAGGTGCCGAACGGCATCGATCCAGGCTTCGACATGACGCCCGGCGAATGGATCGAACGCTCGGGCATCAATGCACCCGAGAAGCCGGAGGCGCCATGACCGCAATCGAAATCAAGCTGCGCGTACCGGAAAAAGGCGTCGAGGAATATATCGGCAAAGTCAAAAAGCGTCTCGCCGATCTTCCCGGTCTTCTCGACATCATCGGCGCGGCCGAGTTGCGGATCACGCAAGAGCGGTTCGATACGAAGACCGCGCCGGACGGATCGACATGGGCGCCGAACCGGCCGTTGACG